GGCGCAACCTACGTCAATAGAATAGAGAACCTAGAGAAAAAGATAGGTACTCTTGTAGAAACAGAAGATGCACAGCAGGCCATTGAAGAGCGCTTTGCAGGGATAGAAACTTCTGTAGGCTTTATCAATAAGACAATAGATGAGAGTCTGCTCCTGTGGATTAAAGAAGCACAGGACAATGTTTCTGGTATTCAGGTAACAGTTGGAAAGCTGGAATCGGATGTTGAGAACATTGATATTCCAGAAATTGAGCCTCTGCAAGAGAGTATATCAGCAACAAACGCAAGCATTGCTGGAATTAAAGCCAGCGTTGATGCGATCTATGCAGATGTTCAATCACTTAAAAACAAAAGCGATAACCCATTAGCACAGTGAGGCAATTATGAGCGATGAACAACACTATCCAAGTGGAAGGTTTGGTGGAGATATGGACAGGAATGAAGTTGAGATTGATCTCAATAAATTCATGGCTATGGTACAGGAGATAGGCGAACTTAAGGATAAGATCAGGGACTTGGAAGATGTCACAAAAGCTAACCCTTATCAAAAGGTTATCTTTGTGGCAGAGGCAATGGACAGTTGGCGCATATTTCCCAGAATTTTTTTAAGTGTTTATATTTTTCTGCTTTACTACGCAACGATGTGGTTTATGGATTTGCCAGACCCGACATTTGAACAGTCTGGTTTAATCAGTATTATTGTTGGTAGTTTCGCAGCTTGTTTTGGACTCTATGCAGGAAGTTCCAATATGTCTAAAAAGAGTAAGAAATAAAGGAGGCTAGTATGTCTATAGGTTTAAGCAAGTGGTTCAAGGCAACTTTTCTTGGAATCGAAGAAAAAACGGTTCGTGCCAGAGATGAAGATGGGAAATATGTCGGTGATGACAAATCCACTCCCAACGTCAATGAGGCTTACACTACGGTTAATGTAAGCAAAAGTAAGCCAAAAAAGGCACAAAAACGAAGACAAAAAAGACGCGGCATTAAATGAAGCTCGCTGTTTTCTTAGGGGTAATGCTGTTACTGACAATTTCTGCCTTTGTCGGTTATCGCATGATTGTGGTAGCCGAGATAGAAAAGCTGGAACTAGCGTTGCAAATAGCGCTCAATAATCAACAGGTACTTGAGAATACAGTCAAACAACAGAACGACCAGATTGTGCAAGCACTGGAAAGTGCCAAGAAAACACAGCAACAAATCCAGAGTCTAAACACACGCTACACTGAAT